TGCTGCCTAGCAGCTAGGCGAAATACTAAGTGTTTACTCTTTAAAAATCAATTTATTAAATGACTTCTTTGTTTGATTTGTCGCAGATCGTTCAGGCCCATCCTGACCGTATCCGCTACTGGCGCAGCAAAGGACTGATTCCAAAAGGAACGCAAGTCCACAAATATGCACCAATCATTTTTTCAGACACAGAAGTCCAAGAAATCAAGAAATTCTTTAAAAACAAGAATGATTGACGAAGAACTGAGAACCGAACTGGCTGAAATCAAGAACATGATTTCAGAACACAATCTCATTTTGCAGAAGTTGTCGAAGCAGATTTCCGCTGACGTTGCCATTCAGGCGACTCAGTCAGAAAGAGCGGTTGAGTTGGCGAGACTAAGAAAAATGGCAGACAAGGCAATGAAGGTCAGTGCGTGAGTTGGCTCTTTTCGCAGGCGCTGGTGGCGGAATCCTTGGGGGAAAACTGCTTGGATGGCAAACCGTCTGTGCAGTCGAAATCAACAGTTACTGCAAAAGTGTATTATGTCGGAGACAAGACGAAGGAATTCTCGCGCCTTTCCCGATTTGGGATGACGTTACAACCTTTGACGGCAGACCGTGGAGAGGCATTGTTGACGTCATTTCGGGAGGTTTTCCTTGCCAAGACATTTCAGCAGCCGGAAGAGGCGCAGGAATCGACGGAGAACGTTCGGGACTCTGGAGTGAGATGGCGCGAATTATCGGTGAAGTACGACCAAGATTTGTCTTCGTGGAGAACTCACCAATGCTTGTTTCAAGAGGTCTTGGAAGAGTCCTCGCTGACCTTGCCACGCTGGGGTTTGATGCGAAATGGGGAATTGTCGGAGCGCACCACACCGGAGCACCTCACAAGCGAGATAGAATCTGGGTGTTGGCAGAACTTTGCAACGCCCACTGCAACAGCCAACCAACTATGCCCCAGCATGAGAAAGAAACATGCGTCATGTCGAGCAATCTGGCCCACACCATCAGCGAACAATTACGAACAGACGGATCTGGACAAACTGCTGGAACGCAGAGAGAGAATCAAGAGCCAAGGAATCAACGGCAACGGATTCGGTCTGACGCTAGCGAATGCGGTTCTGATCGAAGAGCGCAAGACTTGGGCAACACCAAGAAAGAGCGACTTCAAGAGTTGCGGACCAGTGGGCAGCAAGAGCCATCACCATATGACAGAGAAACAATATCTTTGCGCTCAAGTAAAGGACGAAGATCAACCTACTGGGCATCTGAACCCAGATTGGACCGAGTGGCTCCTCGGGTGGCCCATCGGGTGGAGCGACTCAAAGCAATTGGGAACGGACAAGTTCCAGCAGTGGTGGAACTCGCATGGAGAACGCTTAGAGACAGTTGACTGAGCCATAGTTTTTTCAACTCAGTGACCGAGTTGACGGTTTAGGAGAACCGGCTGGAGCGCTATGGCTCATTCAGCAGTCTACATGGGGAAAACAAACGCTGTTTTAGTAAAGGCGGAGGGGTCTGCCGGCAGCTTGAGCAGCGTTTCCCCACCACAACATGGAGTTGAATCATGACAAGCACACCAACCATTCAGGCTTACTTCTTTAGAGCCGAATCTAAGAGCAAATCAAGAATCATCACACATTATTCAGCGCCTTGGTATCGCAAGCTTTGGTGGCGCATTCGGCTTTTCTTTATCAATCGACGTTATGAAAACGCTCGAAGACTTCAGAGAAGAAACTAGGCGCAAAGAGGCTTATTTTTGGGGATTGGTTCGGCAATCTGAAAGGCGTGAACCCACCTTTTGTCAACTCTACGAGTGCTCAAGGTGCGGCAAATTATCGCACCAGAAGCATGAGCGAAACTGTTTTGCTTTGAAGCCTCTCGACATTAGCCAGGAAGAAAAGCTTCAGCGAATGGACGATCCATTTAATGAGAACACTTGGGACGACAAGGCAATCATTGACGATTAGAACCTGCACGAATTGTGGCCTGAAGTTTTTGACCGAAGGCGAGGAAAGAACTTGCGGACAAATCTGTTTTGACGAGTTGAAGGCCAAGCACACCAAGCCTCAGTGTGTGATTTGCGGCAAAAAATTTAATCGCAAGTCTAGCAGCCATAAGACTTGTTCGCACAAATGCGGTTATGAGCTGAAGAAGCAAAACGCTGCACGTTATCGCGACAAAGTCAGAAAGCCGAAAGTCAAGATCGCCTGCGAGCAATGCAGCAAGCTGTTTTTGCCCACTCGCAAGGATCAGCGGTTTTGTGGCACTCGTTGCTACAACCAGCATTATAAAAAGACGGTAATTGTTGAGCCTAGGCCATGTGTTGAATGCGGTGAGGTGTTTCAGCCTAGGACTGAGCGCAACATTCTTTGTTCACAGCAATGCCGTTATATCAACGACAAGCGCAGAGCTTACGTCAGAGGCACGATTAAGCGAATGCCTGGGACGTTGAAATCCAAAGAATGTCTGGTTTGCCAGAAGACGTTTCAACCAAAAGCCGGAAGCCAAAAATACTGTAGCCCAACCTGCAACGGACTTGTCCACCTTAAGAGAAATCGCTCAAGGCTGGACCACAACAGACTTTTAAAGTGCTGGATTTGTTCAAAGCAATTTAAGCCAGTGACGAGCAAGTCGAGAGCAAAGTTTTGCTCTGCTGAATGCCGCAAAGTTCACTTTGGAAACAAGGCTGCTGAGAAAAGAGAAGAGCTAGAGATTGAGGCGAAGAAGCAAATTGAAGTCAAAGAAAAGTGGAATAACGCTTCAGTCACTTCAACCGAAGTTCCGGCTGATTCGATGTTTCCCGAAGAGATTTTGGCGTTCATCCGCAGAGGTGGACAAATCACGCAGTACCTGAACCCAGTCTGGGTAGAAGGTTCAAAACCTTCTGAATATGAGGATGATTTTATAACAGATTAAGCCTTCTGGTTTTCCGGTTTTGCCCATCCTCCCTAAAAAAACGGGCAACCATTCATGTGCCGGAGTAAGCAATAAAGCGATTCACTCAACTCTCGCTGAAGCTGGCTGGAAGGCGCTAACAAAAAAACCTTATGAAAAGGAGATTTGCCACCAAAACACAACGTACCAACCTTTACATTTTGCAAGATGGACTTTGTGCCATCTGCCAGACCAATTTGGGAGACTCATTTGAAGTCGACCACATTCAGCCATTCAGCGAAAAAGGAGTCACAGAGATATGGAATCTCCAAGCCTTGTGCAAAAGTTGTCATTTAGAAAAAACGCTCGCGAAGGCCAGCAAGCAGTATTTGACGAAGTACAAAAAGGATCCAAGTATCTAAACATAAAGCTTCCAACAGGATATGGGAAAACTTTTGTTTGTTGTGGATCTTATTCGCTTTTAAAGCACCAAGGAAGAGTCAATCGGCTGCTGGTTATCTTTCCGTCTGTAAGTCAATTGGAACAATTTAAAGAGGGAGGATCCAAGGACTTAGAAGACGCAAGTGTAGATGGGAATCTTGCTGTTTATGATGTGAGTTATTGGGGCATTAAGTTAATCAACAGACACAAAAGAAACGAAGCGCAAATTTTTGCGATAACCGTTCAAGCCTTAACTCAGCCAAACGGACAAACCATTGTTCAAGAACTGCTAGCCTCTGGTGGTCGCTGGATGCTTTGTGTTGATGAATATCATCATTATGGGATTGATGCCGTTTGGGGCAAGGCAGTGCTTAGTCTTCCGGTTGAGTTCACTTTGGCAATGTCTGCCACACCAAACAGAAAAGACAATGACAGTGCCTTTGGCGAGCCTCATATAATGGTGAAATATCGGGATGCTAAAGATGAAAAAGCCGTAAAACCTTTAATTTCGCATTCATACGTTTACACCTTGGATGTGCGGAATGAAGAAGGTGATGTTGAATCCTACAGCACTAGTGAATTGATTAAGAAGGCTGGAGGTGAATCACCTGAAAAGATAGACGCCTTTTTGATTACAAGAAAAATGCGTTGGTCGCCTAAGTATGTCAGCCCACTTGTTTCCATACCGTTGGAAAGAATGATTCGGGAAAGAGTCAACACTGGCTTTCGATTGCAAGCGATTGTTGGGGCAATGTCTGTTTCTCATGCTGAAATGGTTTGTCGGCAGATTAGTGAAATCTTTAAGGATGTTCTGACTGTTGATTGGGTAGGCACTGGCGAGGATGGCAGAAGCAACGAAGACAACAAGAAAATCCTAAGAAAGTTTTGCCCACCGAAAGACCCACTGACCGGAGAAAGAGAGCATACCTTGGATGTTTTGGTTCATGTTGGGATGGCAGGAGAAGGCTTGGATTCTGTTGATGTCTCAGAAGTAATTCATCTGAATTCAGCATCATGGAACAACAGCAACGATCAAGAGAACGGGCGAGCTGCTCGCTACAGACCAGGAGTTACCGGACATATCAATTTCGATTCATCTTCTGAGTATGCGACTCAAGGTTATTTAGGCGAAGCTATCATGGATGCAATGGACCATGAAAAACCTAAGTCTGAAGAACAGGAAAAAGAACGTTCTGAACCTTCTGAAGAATACAAGGAACTGCCAGAAGAGCCAAAGATTCACATTGCCAACATTGACCTTGACCACATAAACAGTGGAGATCCTGAAGTAGTTAGAATGAAAAAAATCATCACGATGCAGACGCCAGGACTAAGCGTTGATGACTGGAAAGATGAAACCCACTGGATCCATCAGGTTGCTGTTGAAGAATACAAGAGAATGATGAAGCAGGAAGCCGAAAAAATGAATCCTGAATCCATTGCTCGCCAGTGGCAGGAGAGCGTAAAAAACGCAACCTCAGTTGTGACACACTTGGCTGCAAAAGTTGTTGCACAAAAGTCTGAGCGATTTGAAAAAAGCATGATTGGCGACATTAAAAAGCGCATTAACTATCGCAAGAAAAGTGACTTAGGTGGAGTCAGTAATGAGGTAGAAACCTGCAAACAACACTATGAATGGCTGAAAGGTTTGGAATCAACCTTACAAAGTGGAGAGGTTCCCAAGTGGCTGCTGTAAGGATTGAAAGCGGAGAGTTCCCACTATTACGAAATGTTAATGTTCAAAATCAGCCTTGCAGAGCAGAAGTTTATGGTCAGTGGTCTAAATACATAAACTCTGATTTGCCTAAGATTATTGAGCATTTACCGGAAGTCATTGAAGACGTTTACGCTTACGAAGTTTGGAAGGACAAATACCTAGACTCACCAGAACAATTTTTTGAACGAATTGGACTGTTTGGCCTAGACCTGAAGGAACCTGCAAAGCTTATTGATGAGCTTCGCAAAAAAGGACCATCCAAAAAAAAGCGTGAAATCATCATGAGAGCGCAGGAAGCCAAGAAGTTAAGAGAGAGAGGCCAGACCCAACAGCAGATTGCTGCTGAGTTGGGAGTCTGTCAGGCAACAATTAGTAATAGTTTATTAAAAAATTCTGTCCGGACAGAAAAAACTAATAAACAACCACGCACTCGAACACGTTATGAAATCAATGAAGCAACAGACCCAACGGTTGCGGCTCAAAGGATCCGCGCCAAGTTTGGCGAAGAATACGCCCAAAAACTAAAAAAGGAACTATGAACAACGACAACCTTTTAGTCCAAGTTGCGCAGCAATGCGCTATTGAGCCAGCAGAACTGCAAGAAGTTCTAATGAAGACCGTGATGCCCAACAACTCAAAACCTGAGAATGTTACGGCTTTTCTCGCAGTTGCCAAGCAGCACAACCTCAACCCATTAACGCGAGAGATTTACGCCTTTCCAGCAAAATCCGGTGGCATCAGCGTTGTCATGAGTGTGGACGGTTGGAACAAGATCATGAATCAGCATCCGCAGTTTGACGGAATCGAATTCAATCATTCAACGGATGAAAAAGGCCAAGTGGTGAGCGTCACCGCAACGATTTACCGCAAAGACCGTCAGCGACCAACCGTGGTAACTGAGTTCTTGAGCGAGTGCAACACTGGCTCACAACCTTGGAAACAATACCCCAGTCGAATGCTTCGTCATGCTGCCATGAAACAGGCCATTCGACTAGCCTTTGGCCTATCGGGAATCACGCCAGAACCGGAAGCACAGGAAGAAGAACCTGCACCAAAAGTCATCAATCCTGAAGGCTCACAAACCTTCTTTCTGCTGAAAGAGCAATTTGAATCATGTCAGTCTCAGGAAGCACTTGAAGAGGCAAACAGTTTGGCGAATGCCTACGCCAAACGAGGTGACTTGAAAAAAGGCGAGGTAGACCGATTGAAATTGATACAGAAGCAAGTAGAGCAGGACATTGCCGCAACAATGGCACAAGCCACAGAAGCCGCATAAGAGGGAATATGGCTGGCAATCACTACGTTGTTCTAAATTACAAACTGCTCAAGGCTTGTCCAGACCCAGCAATTGCGGTTGTACTGGCAGAGCTTGCGAAGTGGGATGAGTTTTACCGCAAAGACCACGCGAACCGTTTGGAGTGGTTGCCTGTCGAATTTCACAACCAACCTGGCTGGTTTTACAAGACTGAAGACGAATGGGAAGAAATCGGAATCACGGCAAGAGTGCTTCGCAGAGCAAAGACTTTTTTGAAGGAAAAAGGAATTCTTTCAGAGCAAATGAAAGGCTCACCTCCAAAGCTATGGTTTCGGCTGAATTCAGAAGCCTTGGAAGCCTTTCTTGCCCAACCATTACAATCGGTAAGGGTTACGAATCGTAAGGGTTACGAATCGTCACCTCCAAGGGTTACGAATCGTAAGGGTTCTAATAATAAGGAATCATTAAAAACAATCACTATAGACAATCCCCCTATATCCCCCCCAAAAGAATCACCGTCTGATTTCAAGATTTGGTGGAAGAGTTGGCTGGCTGCAATCAAGACCTTGCCCACTGAGAAACCAGCTGCTTCTGGCACACCGGACAAAGCCGAGCGCAACTTCAATGCGGTTCGCAAAAAGTTCAACTTGGAGGAAATTCAGAAATCGACAGAGAACTATCTTGAAGAATGCCGATTGGACAGGTTTGGAAACAACCATTGCAGACCCAACCAACATGCCGCAACTTTTCTGAAAATTTCAAACATTGAGCATTATCTGGCTTGGGAAGCACCAAGCCGCGCCTCACCAAGCAACCAGCCTGATGAATGGGACTTGATTGAACAACAACTTCAAGGAGACAACCAATGCAGTCCGTCGAGCTACTACGCAAACTGAGCGCAATTTACAAAACTAAGCCAAGCCAAGAACTCGCACAAGCTTGGCAGATTGGTCTGGATGATCTGAGTGAAGAGCAAATCGAAGAAGGCTTCAACCGGATGGTCAAAGAGTTCAAAAGTGATTTCTTGCCAACCGTTGCCGTCTTTCGCAGTTACGCACAACGCAACACCAGCAACCGAACCCAAGCTTGTAAGACACCTGACGAGTGGCTTATCAAGGAAGCAGAACTCAAAGCGACAGGCAAACGCTTGGACCCATGCGGAGGCCAGAAGTTCTTTCAGGCGATTGGTCGTGCACCTTTCGGCTTCTGGCTGGATTCAGACTCAATCGTTCGTTGGACAACCAAAGACGAGACACCTGTGAAGACTGAGAAGCCGAGCAAAACCGATTCACCAAGCCAATACTTTGCGAAGCTAGTGCGGACGGTTGCTGCTTGATTACTTTTCATGTTTCACCTGTTCCGAAACCACGCCAAAGTCGCTCTGATAAGTGGCGAGTCAGGCCGGAGGTTTTGCGCTATCGGGTTTTCTGCGACACCTTACGGCTTCAAGCTCACACGCAAAAGTTTCACCTTCCAGACAGCTTTGCCGTTGAATTCATTTTGCCTATGCCGAAAAGCTGGAGCCTTAAGAAAAAAAAAGCAATGAACGGCAAACCTCATAGACAAACCGCGGACATTGACAATCTCTTGAAGGCATTGATTGACGCCTTACTCAGTGAAGACAAGCAAGTCTGGGACGTTCACGCTTCAAAGCGATGGGGAGAAACCGGACTGATTCGGATTTATTCACCAACAGAATTTGATTGGGCGGATTTATGATTCTATCTCACCAAACTTTGAATGGACTCAAAGAACTTGGACACCTGCCACGATTTGCCCAAGTTGGGCCTTGCTCTGTTGATTTACACTTGGGCAACACCTTTGCCCAATTAGGCGTCAAGCAGAAGTTTTTGTTCTTGGATTCTGAATCTGTTTACCAACACGTTCAGACTGAAGATTTTTTACTGGAGCCTTCTAAATTTGTTTTGGCTTCAACTCAGGAAAAGATCAGTGTGCCGAATCACTTAGCGGCTTTTGTGGCTGGCAGAAGTTCAGTCGGAAGGCTTGGGTTACAGATTCAAAATGCTGGCTTTGTCGATTCTGGTTTTCAAGGCCAGATTACGCTTGAGTTGTATAACCAATCAGAAAAGCCGATTCTGCTAAAGGCTGGCGTTCGCATTTGCCAAATCGTCTTTTTTCAACTCGACGAAACCACAGAGCAACCGTATCAAGGAAAGTATCAACAACAGGAAGGCGCGACAGGCTCGCGGCTTTACAAGGATTTTGAGGCGTGAAGACAAATCAACTTTGGCTTTCTAAACCACTGAGGGAAAGTCACAGCCCATTGCTGGCACTCCACGCGAAGCAGGTTGACGAGTCGAAAGCAATAATGGCGATTTACGGACGCTCGTCTGACGCTGCGCCTCATGAATGAAAAGATTTTCGACGAAGTGGAACGGTTACGTTTTTACGATCCAGACCTGTATGTCTGGTTTGAAGAACGTGCCGCAATCATGCAATTCGATGGTGGACTAACCAGAGAAGAGGCAGAACGTGAGGCGCTACACTTGGTAAGACGGCATCAAGGAAGACGAAGAGTGAGAACTCATCTTGATCTCTTCAGTGGGATTGGATGATGCCAAAAATTGAATTGCTACATGGGGACTGTCTGGAAGTGATGAGGGATCTGCCAGACGGAAGCATTGATCTGACCGTAACTTCTCCTCCTTACGATAACCTGCGCACCTATAATGGTAATAATGGTCAATGGGGAGATCATGTTTGGGAAGCAGTTATCAAAGACATTTTTCGAGTAACGAAAGAAGGAGGTGTGGTCGTCTGGGTTGTCAATGACGCTACGATCAATGGAAGTGAAACAGGAACTTCATTCAGGCAAGCACTCTATGCGAAAGAGGTTGGATTCAATCTGCATGATACGATGATTTATATGAAACCTAATTTTTCTGCTGTTGGCGCATTGCAGACAAGATATGCGCCAGTTTTTGAGTATATGTTTGTCTGGTGTAAATATAAACTAAAAACATTTAATCCCATAAAAGACAGAAAATGCAAAACCGCAGGGGATAAGAGGCATGGCACATTAAGGAATGCTGATGGTGCTATGGTTAAAAAAAGAGGGGCGGAAGGATGGGTACAACCTGAGTATGGTCAACGATTTAACATATGGAAGATAACTCCAGAAAGTAGAGGGAGTGACCATCCTGCACCATTCCCATATGAACTCGCTCACGATCATATCATTTCTTGGAGCAATGAAGGAGACACGGTTCTTGATCCGTTTCTGGGAAGTGGAACAACAGGAGTTGCCTGCAAAAATCTACATCGGAACTTTATTGGTATTGAACTGGATTCAGAATATTTTGAAATCGCAAAGGAGAACATCGAAAACAGGATTGCAGCAAAGAAGAGAATAACTGAGGAAATCACAGAGGGAAAAGCACAATTAGTATTTGATTTTTCATAATGCAAGACAACAGAAGGCCACTCAGCGAACGCTTAGAAGAGAGGCTTAAAAAACTAGAAAAAAAGCCAGCTTTCCGGATGTGTGGAAGGTGTGGTTGTCAAAAGCCGAATACAAAAGTCTATTTCAACGATTTCCCTAAATGCAAAGACTGCCAGCGTGTTGAGTATGAAATCAAAAAAAGAAGGGGGGGGAGGGTAGGCTTATGAAATTTAGTTTCAAGTCTGACACTTCTAAGCTTCGCGGAAACCTGAAGCAACAGAAGAGGCAGTTGCCTTTTGCGATTTCAACAGCCTTGAATTCATCCGCCTTTGATATTCAACGACACCTGAAAAGTGAGCTACCGAAAAAGTTAGATCGTCCAACGCCTTACACAATCAGAGGGGTACAAGTCGAGAAGGCAACCAAGCGAACACTCAAGGCGGCAGTAGGTTTTGCTGGTGAAGGCTTCGGGAGACTACCTGCCAATGCTGGAATTCCTCCATCAGAATATATGTCTAGACTAATTCCCAAAGGCCCGAAGGTGCGGGTAGCAAGGCCAGGAACCAAAGGAATTCAAGTTCCAGCGAATGCGCGGTTGAATCGTTATGGGAATTTACCAAGGGACTACATCAGCAAAGTTCTTGGACGTGGCGGATTTCTGGGGACGATCAACGGACAATATGGACTTTGGTCTTCTTACCAAGGTGTGCTTCAGTTAGTTGTTGCCTTTGAAAGACAGACGCACTATGGGGCGGCTCCCTTCGACCTGTTCGGTTTGAGTGTCAACCGCTTGAAGCAGGTTTGGAATCCTAACCTTTCCCAAGCCATCGCTAGAGCCAACCGGACGGCCCGGAGGAGGGGTTGAAAGGTACTTCCTAGCCTAGCTTGCGGTGGTTTTGCGCCCGAC